CATGCTAAACCACCTTCTGCATTATCTGTACCTTTCCAATATTGAGGAATTTGTTGTGAAGAAACCATACCTATTTGCGCAGCACCTAATGCTGCTACTGCAATAGATAAAGGTATTGCTGCTGGGAATCCAGGATTAGCCCATAAACCAATAATTGCTTGTGCTGTATCAATAGCAATATTAAATATAGCTTGTTCTTTTTTAGCTTTTGCTTCTCGTCTTGCTATTTGTTTTCTTCTTTCTTCGTATTGTTTATCTATTTCTGCTCTTGCTGATGCGCTATCTCCAGCAAACATTAAAGCAATATTTTTTTGTTGTTCTAATCTTTCATATTCTGCATCAAAATTTTGTTGCGACATTTGATTTAAAAAATTATATGCTTCTTGTGCTATTTCAGTAATACCATTAAAATAAGAAGCATATTTTTCTTCTCTTGTAATTAAACCATCTTCAAAAGCTTTGTCTATATTAGCAAAAAAATCATCTTCTATAAATTTAAATGTTTGTGAAAAACCAGCATCATTTGCAAATGAACTTCTAAAATTATTTAACCAACCTTTTGTTTCTTCCGCAAATTTTTGTAAAGGTGAAATAGTTTCGTTAATTGAGTTTCTTAATTTATCATATTCAGCAGTTATTTTTGCTATTTGCTCAGGAGATTGATTGCTGTTTGATTTAGCTAATGCTTCGTCAAAAAATAACTGAGCTTCTGCATAACTTTTCCATGCCTCAAAAGATGCTTGTCTTTGAGTTAAACTTCTATTTTCGTCATTAGCCTCTTTTAATCGTCTTTCTTGCGCAATTTGAAAATAAATATCAGCAGTTTCTTTAGTTAATTTATCCTTTTCCTTTTGTATTTTTTTAAAAAAAGCAAGGTCTTGATTTTGAAGTTCGTGTGTTTTTTCTAAATATTCTAAGTCTATTTTATATAATTCTTGTGCTAAATTGTAATTTATGGTTTTTACATTTTCTGCATAACGGCTTTCAATTTCTAATCTTTTATCCCCAAAACCTTTTTTAATATTTTCAGTATTAGATTTTAAATCTTTATCTCTTGCTTCTTCTTGATTTTTTAATAATTGAGCAGCTTTATCTTTCTCTATTGCTATTTCTCTATTATTTTGTGCATCAATTAAATCTAAACTTATTTTAGAATATATTTCTCTTGCAGCTAATCTTTCAGCATAAGTTTTTTCTTCATCATTAAATATTTCTTCTTGAAATTTTCTCGCTATTTGAAGCATTTTTATTGCATAATCATAATCTTTTTTAAGAAGTTTGTCTTGAATATTTATTAGTTTTTCAGATTTTTTATTTTCTGCACCTGATTTATTTAAAATTTCGTTTTGTTCTTTTAAAAATATATTTGTTCCATTAACAATTCCTTTATAAAAACCATAAGTAGAAGATAAAGTTTTTATTTTTTTATTTGTTTCGTCTAATTCTGCTTTTGCTTCTTGATAATCTGTTCTATATGCAAATCCTACTGGTTGCTTTTTTTGAATTTCATTTGCTACTTTTGCTTGATTTTTTGCTGTTTCAGTCAAAGCATTTAATTCCCATTCATAAGCTTCTACTTGTTTTTTAGCATATTCTTGTTTTAACTTTGCACTTTCAATTAATTGCTCATCAGTTTGAAGTCCGCTTTTCTTCATAGCTTCAAGTTCTTTTAAAACTTGTAATTGCCCTCTTACTTTTCCTTCATTTACAATAGTAATTGCTCTATCATCTTTGTTTAAAAGATTTATAAAATCAACTAATTCTGTTAATCCATTTAATACAAATTTAAAGAAACGAGATATTCCGCCTGTTTCACTATCATTCATATTTCTAACCATTTGCACCCAACTATTAGAAAGTCTTTCCTGAGCAGCTTGTAATGTTTCAGCTCGTTTTACATTTTCAATTCCATAAAGTTTTTCGTATGCTTTAGCCAATTCGGGTAACAATTCAGCAGATAATACTTTACCAGCCTTCATTTGCTCCATAAATAACTTTTCAGTTACTTTTAATTCAGGATGTAATACTTGATAAGCCATTGTAGCTGCTTTAACAGCTCCAGGTAATGCGTTACCTAATTGTTTTTTTAATTCTTCTGCTTGAACAGTACCCTTACTCATCATTTGTTGCAAAGCAAGGAAAGCACTATCTTGTTGCTGAACAGATAATCCCATTACAGCAACAGATTTAGAAATGCTCGTAAAAATTGTTTTTATTTGTTCCGCTTCAAGTTTGCCTTTAGATGCTACCCAAAATTCAGTAAAGTTTTTTGTAAGTCCTTTTATTTCAATACCGTATTGTTCTGCGAGATTTTTTAAAAAAACTTGATTACTTGCAAATTCTTGTTGTGTTCCACTAACCATTCTTAAAGCTAAATCTAAACTTTGTAGTTGTTTAGTAGTTTGATAAATGTCTTTAGCTACTTGAGCAAATAAATATATACCAGTAGATATTCCAAAAGCTCCAACTAAATTAGAAACTTGAGAAGTAAGTCCTTTTAAGGAATTATTCATGCTCATTTTTCCTATTGCTTGGTCTGCTTTAGCTACTTTTTGACTTAATAGATCATATTCTTTTTGAGCTTTATGTATTTGAGCGGTAGATGCTTTTTCAGATGCAATAAGATTTTGTAAAGTTATTGCAGCTTGTTTTCTTTGTAAAACAAGTTTTTGATATGCACCTGTTAAAGAACTAACAGCTAAAGCAGCATCTTTATCAATTTTTAATTGTTGAGAAGCAACTACTTTTTCTTCAATACTAACTGCTTTTTGTTTTTGCTTTGCTTCAGTTAATTTTTGTATTTTTTCTTGTAAAGATTGAATTACTTGTTGTTGTTGTTGATATTGAGCAGTTAATTGCTTAATACTTGCATCACCACCACTTGGAGTAGAAATTTTAGCCATTTCAGTTTGAACTGACTTTACATTAGCAACCATTTTTACCAATTCAGCATTGGCTTTTTCCATTTCGGATAAAGCACTTGGCGATAAAAATTCTATAAATTCACTCATTACTTCTTATTTTGTTCTTTAATTATTCTACTTGCACTTTTTTCTATTGAAACATACATTGCTAATGTTAATTTTTCATCTATATTACGATTATGCACGTTTGATAGTGAAACTATATTATCATAAAAATCAAATAACTTTTCATTTCTATTTTTAGCCATATTATCAAGTTCTAATTTTTCCATTGTTAAATCATTCTCAATAATACCTATTTCAACTTGTAATACTCTTTGAACTTCACTTACAAATTCAGTATTTTTATCAATATATATTTCACAACCTTTTTCTAAAGCATCTAATAATATTAATTTATTTTCATCGCTTATATCATTATAATATACAAAATGTAATACTTGTTTAATTGTGGCTATCTTATATTCTAAAAAAGCAACATTAGTTGTTAATTTTAAATATTGTTTTGATTCGTAATTATCTGACTTAATAAAAAAATCATCATAAATATCAGTAAATATTTTTTCTAATCCTTCTTCACTTGGTTTAGGTTTTAATAACTGATAATTCTTCGTGTGAAGAATGTCAAAAAACGTCTTTGCTGGTATATTTTCAATCGAGTTATACTTTGGCATCTATTGTCCTAATTGTTTCTTTAAAACTTTTCTAAAATCACTTACAACGTAACCATTTAAGAACCTGGCAAACTTATTTTTGTTTAATCCAAAAATACCAATAGTATATTTTTTCTTTAACATACTAACTTTATAATCTTTTGCTCCAAAAATATATTTATTCTGTATTGGTTTTTGTAAAAAAAATGAATTTATAAAATCTCCTGTGTTTATTAAATCTGTTTCTCCACCTGCTAATGGATTTTTAAAATATTTATAAGTTGCATATTCATCATCTTTATATGGAACTCTACTGCCATCTCCATAAATATCTCCTATAAGATAATCACCTTTCTTATATTCAATTAGCTCCTTTTCATTTTTTCTTATTTCTACTTCTACTAATTGTTCTAGTTTCGATTGGTTCAATAACGGTTTCAATCGTCTGCTCATTTCCGCTGCTGATATTGCCATTTTCTACTATTTTAGCTATTGATACTTTTTGTTTATTTCCTCTGCACTCTACACAATATTCTTTTTT